GGTGTGTTCGGTCGCGGAACTCGCCTCCCTTCCGCATCTCCTTCGCCACTTCAAGGATGGTGATAAACGCTCGGAACTGCGTGTCAGTCAAGCTGGCGATCACCGCATCTCGGTGCGCTCCTGCTGACCACTTGATCCATAGACTCATTTCGTCCTCCTCTTCCTCAGCCGTTAGAACGGCAACTCTTCAAGGTTGTCCTCTGGCACGAGTTTGGGTGCTGGCTCCGCAGACTTCTTGGCGTTCAGGAACTTGGCGCTCGGCTTCTCTCGGCAATACGAGCCGTCAGGTGCCTTATGGCTCGCCGCCCAGAACGCTTCGTAAGGCTTGCCGCTGACCTTGCTGATCCCTGCTGGCTTCAGCGTCCAGGACTCGCCGTGTGAGCAGCGGTCATCGTCCACCGAAGCGGCAAACAGGATCGCCGCCTTCGCCGCGATAATGTCGTCGTCAGATGCCCTCGTAGAATCAACGGAGACCCCTGTAGGAGCCACGGAGCGGGGCGCAACCCCACGAGGTGGTACTTGGACACCCTTGTCTGGCGAATAAAGGCTCCTGCCCACTCCAACCTGAGCCGCGCACCTGCGGAGCGCGTCAGAAGCTGCGGACTTGAGCGGCTCGTCATCCTGAGCAGAGTTCGGGTAGCCGAAGTCCTGCCGGATCGTCGTCTTCCCCTCGACCACCAGTGCCAGCGAGCCGTGAACCACGCCACGGATCGGGTCGGCCACCTTGACCTCAAACTGCCAGCCCTCAATGCCGAGCACGTCATCCAGCCGCTGAGCGACTGCACGAGCGTCTGCGTAGGTGAAGGTCATCCCAGCGCGTCCAGGACGATGCTTCAGGTCTTTCTCCTCGAATGGTGCTGCTAGTGCTGCTGCGATCTTGCTCACTTGTCCACCTCCTCTGTTCTAAACCTAAACACTCGTGCGCCTGCTTTCTCTTGGGTGAGGCGCTTGACCGCTTCGGCGTAAGTGTCTGGCGCGACTGCGTGCAGAGTCTCTGCAACTTTCTCCCAGTCCGTCTTGACCGACGCCTTGTTCTGCTTCCAGGTGGCTGACCACCCTTGACCAACGATGCCGACCTTCTCGCCGATGGACTCCTTGAGACCGATGGCGAGGTTCTGAAGTTCTTGGTCCAGCAACTTTGACTCGTACTGCTTTTCCGCATAAAGCCCAGCCAGCCGGTCAAGCGAGGCGTCAGCCTGCGCGTAGTCCTCGCTGGTCTGCGGTACCACCTGCGCCAGCGCGTCGCTGTCCTCGCCCTGCAAGGTCGGCGGCGTCTGTGTTGCAAGTGCGTTGCGGAACTCCACTGCCTTTGCGTAGAGCTGCGTCTGATAGTTCACGTCAGCCTCAACCCGCTCGATGCGGAAGACGAGACCGCCGAGCAGGACTGCGATGTCGCACCACGGCGCAGCCGTCACGAACATCTGCCACTGCACCTGCGCCACCACCTCTGGCGGGACTGGGTGCAGACTCCAGCGCGGTGAGGTGCTGGTCTTGATCTCCACCAAGCCCTCCTCGCCAACGATGGTGCGGTCGAGTGACGCCATCACCCACGGCATCTCCTTCAGCCGGACAATGCCGTTGCTGCGACGCAGCTCGCGCCCAGTCTCCATCTCGTAGAACTCTGCCACTGCGTTCTCCAGCAGGATGCCGCGCACTGCGGCTGGTCCCACTGGGTCAGGCGTGAACTTGCCCAACTTCTCAGCCCAGAGTTGGTACGGCGTCTTGTATGGATTCAGCCCCGCGATGACCGAGACGTCGGTCGCCGTGATGCCGTCAGCCCGAAGTGCGAACCACTCAGGACTGCGCTGCTCTGCCTTGACGAACTCGTATTGCTTGCTCACTTGCCCTCCTTCTTTCTGTCTTTCTTGGCGAACCCTTCGCCCTTGTAAACCACCGCGGCTGGCGTGTAGACCATCCGCATCCAGCGGCCGCACTTCTCGCAGCGCGGGTTGTAGACGTTCTGGATTGAGTGCGTGTGTTCCTCTCGGTGTCCGCAGTCGCCGCAGCGGTACTCGTACACTGGCATTAGCCAAGCCACGCAAACAGGAACACGACGAACGCGAAGCCGTAGATGCCGATGGCAATGTCCATCAGCGCCTGCGATCGGCGCTTCTGCTCATCGAGCAGCGTCGTGCGGATTGCCACTCGCTTGTAGACCAGTGGCTGCGTCTTTCGGTTCAGCCTCATCGCATTGACCCCAGCGCCAAGAGCAGCACCATTGCTGCAACGAACGATACGACTGCGAGTGTGTCCAAGATCATTGTCTTCACTTTGCTGCCTCCTTCAACTGCTCGAATGTTGTTTCGCCGGCGGAAATGCGAGCGATCTCGCTCCACGCGATTGGCGCGTGTTCTGCAACTGGCTTCTCATTGCGCTTCGGTCGCACGCCCAACTCAAAGATGAGCGAAGGGAGTTCGGTTGAGGTAGGGTCGCCGACTACGAAGACGGCGTGTCCCTTGCGCTCGCTGCGACTGACCCAGCCGTGTGTCTGGCTCATCAGCGCACCGCCTTGACGGTGAAGTCTGATGGGTAGAGAACGTCGCCCTTGCCGGCGAACTTGCGCTGCGTGCGCTTGTCCAGATACTGGACGCGAACAGCGACTGTGTGTGGCATCTGCGCCACCACGACAGCTTCGCCGTTTGCGGTGACGATTGCGGTTCCGACTGCGATGTTCATCGTTTCCTCCTCGTATCGGCCCTGCCGTCTGGCTGGGTTCCTCCCGATGTCACGATGGTAGAGCGTGACGTCACGGCTTGTCAAGCCCCCATTTTGAGCACGAAGTTGGGGTGGTCCTCCCCTGGCTGGAGGAGGTCAGCCAGGGGAGATTAGCCGCCCGAAGGCGGCCTAGTCATCGTCCTCATCTACGAGCTGCAGGATCACCTCGATGCACGCTCGGCAGATGGCATACGCCAAGATCGCAGTATAGCCAGGGGTCAGGCTCACCGACTGTTCGGCAAACCTCCAAACCCTCGTCGTCTCGTTGCAGACTGAGCACGCGCCGTCAGGTGGGCGCTCAGGCGGGTCGTGGACGAACGGAGCCACTAGCGCAAGCGGATCAGGTACTCGGCTGAGACCTCTCCATCGCCGTCAAAGAACATCAGCCATTGACCTGGCTCACCTGATGCGCCAACGACTTCTTGCGCGAAGCGGTTGCTCGACTCAAGGCTCGGCGAGCACCACGTGGTGATCTTGCCGTCAGCCAAGACGAGTCGCGCTGGCTGATGCCAGTGTCCGAACCAGAGGTAGTCAAACGGCGCAACGCTCAAGCGCCAGCCGCTCGCCTTCTTTGCGACGCCGTACCACGGCATCCCAAGTCCACCCCTGAACTGATCGCCGTGGACGATCATCCCGATCTTGCCGCCTGGCAAGTCAAGCGTGTCGTACCAATGCCGACCGCCAACGGTGAGGCTCTCCTTCCAGCTCACGCGCTTCTCGCTCTGCACGAGTGACCGCGCAATGTTGTAAAGAATCGCATCGCTGTTGCTTTCTGGCGAGTGATCCGAGTAGCGCCCCAAGCGTCCGTGGTTGCCGATTGCGCCGTAGACCTCCACCTGCGGGAAGAGTGCGGCCATCGCCCTGACGAACTGCGCGAGCATTTCCGCACCTCGGAAGATTTGGACGTACAGACCGCCCGCCTCAACCTCGTAGGCTTGCCCTGGGAAGATGTTGCCGTCTGACTCCACGAGGTCGCCAGTGAGCAGAATCTTCACCGTGTCCACAGGGTGATCCTTGCGCTGAATCTCCACGACGCGCTTGACCTTCTCCGCGAGAAGCTGCAGCCGCTTTGCCGCAGTGTCAATGTCGTAGTCCACGCTCTTCTTGCCGAGTTGCCAGTCGCTCAGTTGAACGACCGCCACCTCGCGCTTGCCTTTGCGCTTGTCCGGCTTAGGCGCTGGCACGGCTGGGATCTTCATCCCGACTGCTGCGTCCTTCGCCGCGCGGTAGACCGCCTCCACGAGTTCTTCGGTCTGCTGCTCCTTCTTTGCGAGTGCGCGCAGAGCACGCCTGTGCGCCGACTTCAGTTCGTTGAGTTCGTCCTCGCGCTGGAACTCGATCAGATCTTCTGACATCTGCAGTCTCCTCTCCTATGTCGCTGGATGTTGTAGTCAGCCCACTTCTGACCCCGAAGTTCGCACCATTTCTGGATTGCCCTTGCGGTGATTCGTGCGGCCGCCAATGCCTCGTCTAGCGCCTTGCGATCAGAGTCCGAGATGTCAAGCAACTGGTAGCCGCAGCGCGGACCTTTGGTCACGCTCTGCAGCTCCAGAAACTCGTCTATGCCACCCATTGAACCTCCCCCTACTGCGGATCGGCTACGACCCGCTGAAGCGATCCTGACGACGGCTCACGCCGTTGTCAAGACTTACTTCTTTCCGTTGATTCCGTAGTCCGTCTGGCTTGGGTCAAGCGCCTTGACGATGACCGCCAAGCCTGACGCCAGCCCTGCTGACAACACGGTGCGGAAGTCGCCGCCAGTGATGTCAAGGAGCGGGATGCCAAGACCGAGTGCCACCGAGATGGAGACGGTCAGGAACGTGCGAACTGCGTCCAGCACCATCTCATCGAGTTTGCTTCCGTCTAGAACCTTCTGGAACTTGCTCATTTCTTTCCCTTTCATTTCTTCGTCACAATGACGATGTGTGATGCAGGCGAGCCTGGCTTGCCTGAAGCGATCGCCTTGAGTTCTGCCTCCGTGACCGGCACGGCAAACTTCTCTTTCGGATTACGCTCATCAAACGTTGGGTCGGCAAAGACCAGCGTCTTCGCCTCGGCGTCGTAGCCTGCGGAGGTCATATGGCCATAGCCTGCGGCGATCACCTTCGGGTCCTTCTTCTGCCAGTAGGATGCCCAGTTGCGGTGCCACTTTGAGAGCGCCTGCTTTGGGTAGCCGATTGGTGCCTGCACCCAGACGATGAGTGCGGCGCCAGCCTTCGCAGCTTCTATTGCCTCGGCGAACGTGTCCGCAGGCTTTGCCTTGCAGCCCAGTTCCCTGACGGTCTTCATAAGTTCGCTGAGCGAAGAGCCGTTGTCGCTGACGCCCTGCTTCTCCTTGAAGCCAGTGGCGCGCTCCTTCGCCGCTACGCCGTCGGCTGCGCTGAAGTCTGGCGAGTAGCCGTTGACGAAGGCCGCAGCCGCAGCTGCGCTGGATGGCCCGCAGTCGTCAAGGATCGCGCCGACCTTCTTCTGCGCCTCTGCGTCTGAATAGAGTTGCGACTTGATCTGGTACTTCATTCGCCGATCTCTTCCTTGATGTGCGCGGCAAGTGCAAGACCAGCCTTCTGGAAGTCGAGTGCCGCGCTGATCGGATGACCGCACGTGCAGCCCTCTGAGTAGTCGTTGCCATTGTCGCCACGCTTCCAGAGCGTGCCGCCGTAGGCGCTTGCATCTTCGTTCGGGACGAGCGCCACCCACTCGTCAGGCGCGGTGTCAATCCGCGTCCAGCCCTGCTCCTTGAGTTCCTTGATGTGATCTTCGGTTGTCATTCTTTCCACCTCCAGTATCCTGTCGCCACCCAGATGATTGTCATCAAGGCGAACAGCGTTGCCATTGTGCTCTGCGTCTGACCCTCTGGCAGTACGACAACTGCGAAGAGCAGACCGAGGATCGTCCACGAGCCTCCGACCAGATCGTTGATGATGTTCCTAAGCACGGCGACCACCCTTTCGGCTCGGCGTATTTCCATTGCCTCCCGCTGGTCCGCCGCCGCCAATGTTAGCAGCCGCTCGTGCGGCATTTGACGCTGCGGCAGCCACACTTGCAACTTGGCTGGCAATGATTGCGACGGCAACCGGCTGCGCTTCTTCCTTCTCAATCGGGTCAAGGTCTTTGCCGATCTCGGTGATGGCCGCGATGTTGGCGAACACCTCGCCGACTGCCTCGACCGCCTCGCCTACATCTGGCAGAGCGGGCTGTGTTGGCTCAGGAGTAGGAACAGGAGTGGGATCAGGAGATACGGAAGGAGATGGCGCAACTTCTGTTGGTGCAGGCGTTGGCTCTGGCGTTGGGGTCGGTTCATTGGTCACCTCTGGACTTGGCTCCTCCGTTGGTGATGGGGTTGGTTCGGGTGTGGGTTCTGGTGTTGGCTGAGGTGTGGGCTGCGGCGTTGGTTCTGGCGTAGGGGTTGGCGTAGGTTCAGGCGTAGGCGTAGGCGTCGGCGTAGGCTCTACAGAAGGCTCTGGCGTAGGGGTAGGAGCCACGCTAGGGCTTGGTGATGGCTCTTCTGGTGTCTGGGTAGGGGTCGGCTCAGGAGTCGGCTCTGGGGTCGGCGTAGGCGTAGGTTCAGGCGTAGGGCTGCCTGCAGCGATGTTTAGATAGCCGGTGCCGCAGCACGAGTCGGTGGACAAGATGCGGAAGCCGAACAGATCGCCAGCCGCGAGCACGACCTCAAGGTAGCCACTCGCTTGCATTGCATTCCCCTCGACAAGAGTGATCCACTCTGCGCCGCTCAGGTATTGCGGCTTGTCAAAGAACGCACCGTCGGTCGTCCAATACGTCCAGAAGAAGCCAGCGATCTCAGCTTCTATTGCAGTTGTGGTTGCGCTCGTGGATGCATCCCAACGCGGCTGCTCTGGCAGCGGGTCGTTCGCGCCGGCAATCGTCAGCGTGCCGTCTTCGTTGATCGTGACGGTGCCGTTGGAATCAGTGGTCTGATCCCACTCGTCAAACGAGTCGAGCGCGTAGGCAACTGGCGCGAGGTTGAGCGCGCAGACAAGCGCGAACAGGAACGCGACGCGGATCACTTACCTGACTGGCTTTGCAACCACGCCAGAAGCGTGCCGATTCCTCCTACGCCGAGTAGGGCGCCAAGCCCCTTGAGAACGGCAAGGCCGCCCTTCATCTGGTCAATCTCTGCCTTGAGCGAGTCAATCTTCGCGGACTGCGCGTCCAGCCGGTCAATGATCGCGTCAACCTGGGATCGAGTCATCAGGTGGCTCCGTGGCTTCAGGCTCAGGCAGAACCTCGGACTCGCCTTCTACAATTTCAGGCAAAGGTTCTGGCTGTGGCGGTGGTGCGAATACGCCGTCAGTATAGGTGCCGCCAATCCACACGCTTGTGCCTTGCTCCACTTCAATGATGGCAACCGCGCCAAACAGAGTGGCGTAGTCGCGAAGGAACTGCGCTTGCTGCGCTGGGTTCAGCGTGCCAACAATCATTTGCACAACCGCGCCACCATTATTCACAAAGGCATACTTCATTTGTTTATTCCTACGCAATGTATGCAATCAAAACAAAGCATCCAGATGCTCCATCGCCACCAGTTCCAGCCTGCACCACAGCGGTACCAGCAGAAACCACATCAACGGCAACCCCACCGCCGCCGCCACCGCCACCAGTATTCGCGCCAGCGTTGCCCCCGTTTCCTGCAATCATAAAAAGTTGATTGGAGCCATAGACAACACCGCCTCCGCCGCCGCCGCCGCCAACCCCGCCCGCCCTTGCACCTTCAATTGTGCCTGCGCCGCTCAGATTGCTCCCCCCTGTCTGTCCAGCCCCGCCGCCGCCGCCAGCGCCCGCCACACCGCCAGCGCCGCCATTGCCTTTAGTGGCTCCTCCGCCCGATGTCGCAGACCCACCAGCCTGTCCTGCTGCGTAGTTGGTTGCCCCATAGTATGGCAGGGTGATGACTCCTGAAAGTCCGCCATCAAATCCAGGTTGATTTGACACCGTGACGGTTGCCGTTGCTGCGCCGCTGTATTGAGTCGTGCGCCCGCCAGCACCGCCATTAAATGATGACTGCAGAAAGTTATAGGAAGGCACGGTGACTGCTCCGCCAGCCCCTCCTGCACTGCTTACATTGGTGCCGACTCCGCCGACCCCGCCGCCGCCGCCGCCAGCAACAACATAAGTTCCAAATGATGAGTTGCCTCCTGCGCTTCCATCTCCGCCAATTGCAGTTCCTTGTGATGACCCTCCGCCAGCAGTTCCGCCCGTCCCTCCTGCTCCGATTCCGATTGTGATTGAGGAAGCACCAGTGATGTCTACTCCTTGATGCCAAACAAACGCCCCGCCGCCGCCGCCAGCGCCAGATGCGGCACGCCAACTTGAGGCAGTTTGCTTGCTTCTGAACCCACCACCACCACCGCCGCCGCCGCCTTGCGCCATTACATCAACAACGGTGACCCCGCTCGGAACATTCCAAGTTGTACTGCTCGTAAACTTCTCAACAACATAGAATCCACCGCCAGCGCCGCCAGCGGTTGAAGTTTGCAGCAGGATGCTGTTGATGTGAACCTTCACCGTGCTTGTGACGGCTGCGGTTGTAGTCAGCGTGAAGGTCAAGTCCACATACTGCGCCGCTGCGTTCACGATGGCCGTGCCGCTCGTGGTGAATCCGCTGAGTGAAGTCCAGGTGGCATTGTCAGCCGCCGTGCCGATTGTGAAGGCACTCAGGCTGGTATTAGTCGCGTCAAAGTATTCCGCGCTGAGCGTCAGCGCCCATTGAGTCGTGCCAGCGTATGCGTTCACCTTCTCAAGACTCGCCAGCGCCTTCTGGCGCAGGTCAAAGTTGGAGTCGTTGAGCAGGTAGGAGCGTGTCTTGACGGCAATGGAGTCGGTTGCTGAGCCAGCAGTAGGGTCAATCTCAAGCGCCCAGGTCTGTGCCGTTTCGTCAAAGACTGTGGTCGCAACGATTCTGCCTTCGCTCAAGTCCTCCACGCTCCAGTACGGCAGCGCGTTGGCGTTGTCTACGATTGGCGACGAAGGGTCTGGCGGCAGGATGTTGAACGATGGATTCGGCAGGAAGTAGAGCGCCTGCGAGCGCGCCGCAATGCCGAGCGGCGAAGCGCCAAACTCCGTGTCTGCGGTGACGATGGGGTTGCCACTATCGTCAAAGACTCCACCTGAGTTGTTGCCGACAAGTCCGCTGTCTGATCCGATGCGTGCCATCTACTTGCCTCCGCGCTTGACTGTGTTCACAAGATTGTTCGGGTTCCTTCGGTTGAAGGTGATTGTAATGACTTGGAAGAATGACCGAGGCTCAAGGCTCCAGTCCACCTGCTCAACGCGATACAGGCCGTTGAGTCCAAGTTCAGGAGCGACGATGCTCACGAACTGACCAGGCTCCCACCGCTTCTGCAAGGCAAAGGTTGAGGCGCCGGTCTGGTAGTAGCCAGCCGAGAATCCGTCGGCATTGTGCGCCACGTCTCCCGCGCCGCGCAGAGTGAGGGTGCCTGTGAGCAGCGGCTTGTGCCGCTCAAGGAAGTAGGACTTCGCAGCTCGCTGCACCTGATTGTCCACGCTCTTGGCTGCGGTCGGGTAATCCACCACGTCGTCAAAGATCGGCGCGTTCTTGCGCTCGGTGAACCCTGCGCTTGTGTAGTTCACCACCTTCTTGACGCCAGCCCCGCTCTGCGCGCTGATCTGGAACAGCGCTTGCTTGGTGGTTTGGTGGTCGTAGTTGAGGCTCAGGCTGTAGGGGAAGATCGTTGCAGCTGCGGTGGTCGTGTCTGGGTCTGCCGTTCCGCTTGTGATGATTTTGTACGGAGCAGTCGCGTAGGTCGGGATGGCCGTCGCATCCACGAGGCGATAGTTCAGCCTGCGATTCAAGTCGATGTAGTAGCGGCGTTCCTTTGAGTCCTGTCCGCCGTAGACCTCCACAATCGCGTCAAGCACTGAGCGCAGTGTTCCAACTGGGATCGCCACGCCAGTGTCGGACGCGGCATCAACCGAGGAGACAATCTGCGTAGTCGTGCTAGTTGCGAGCAGACGCTGCACCGCTGGCGACTTCTTCTTGTAGGTTCCGACGATGCTCAGCACCTTGCGGACGGCATCTCCCTCGTCCTCGCCGCCTGTGATTGGAATGACGGTCTGTGCCTGAGTCCCGCCAATCGGGGTGATGGTGGCGATTCCGCGAATCTCACCGCCGCTGAAAGTTTGTGTGAAGTTCAGCGAGCTGCTCAATTTGACCTGAAGAACGGTGGCGCTAATCTTGGTCACGCTTGAGCCGGTGAAAATCGTGTTGATTTGATTCTCTGCTTTCGCGCTGGATGCGCTGACGCCGCGAATCTCAACAGTGTCTCCGCTGCTCAGTCCGTGATTTGCGCCGCTCGTGATTTGGATTTGCACCAACTGCTTGCTCTTTGACTTCAGCGCAATCGAGGTGATGGTTCGCCAGTTGTCACCCTCAGCATTGCTGCCTGAGTTGGCGTAGGTGAACTGGTCATCGGCAGGCGTGCCGTTGATGGTGAAGGTTCCGTTGAAAGAGGTGCCAGCGCCACCGATGACGCTGGCAATCTTGACCTGCTGCCCGACTGCATAGCCGTGGTCGGTGCTGGTGGTGACCGTTGTCGTATTGCTCACGCGGTCAAAGCCGCCCTCGCCTTCTGGCTCTCGCGCCTGCACTGGCTGACCAAAGACCACGAGTTTGTCAAGGATGCTATTGACCTCCTCGATTGAGACGTCGGCAATCGTTCCTTGACCTGAGCCGTTGATCCTTGCCGCAATGCCAGAGATGACGCCGATGAAGTAAAGGTCGTCGTCGGTCGGCGCTGAACCTGTGGCAACTTTGTAGAGCCTGATCCGCGCCTGGTCTGGGATCAGCGTGAACCACGGCCCATCGCTCGGCGTGTCGTCCTGCATTACCGTGAGGCTCATCGAGGAGGTCTCTCCGTCTCCTGCGGCGCTCATCTGCATTGACTCTGGGTCCACATAGAGAGCCGCCTCGCGCGCAGTTCCTTGCGCGTAGTTGATCAGCGGGTTGAGCAGGTCCTGTGATACGCAGGCAGAACCGACGGTTGCAGTGCCGGCAGAGCCAGCGGCTGAGAAGGTGAACGCCGTTCCGCTTGTCACGGTGACCTGAGCGACCGTGTTCATTGAGGTCCCAGCGGCTCCCGCTGCGCCCTCCATTTGCACGTAGGCTCCCGATGCGAGTCCGTGTGCGGAGGAGGTTGTCACCGTCACCGTTGAGGAGACGCGGACCGCCGTGGCTACTTGCGGAAGATCAACGAAGAAACTGAACGGCGCGGTCGCCATCGTCAGCGCCCGCTAGTGCGTGAGCCAGTGGCTGCGGTGGTTTGTGAACCGAGCACGGTGTTCGTCGTCTTGGCGATCACTCGACCATCGAGGTAGAGGTTCGTGTTGCTAGTCACGCTCATTGGCGTGCCGCCGCCCTGGTTCATTGGGTTGATGTAGGAGCCTCCGCCATAGCCTGCATCCTCGGCTGCCTTGTCGAGCGCCTGGAGGCGCTTAGGCTGACCAACACCGATGAACTTCAGACCAGCAACAATGGCATCAACGACAATCCTGATCGTCTCCAGCAAGACCTTGAGTGGGAAAAGCGCTGCCTCAACAAGGCTGAAATCTGAGTTATCAAACAGCGAAAACAACTCGGCGACCGAGTCAATCACTGGTCGGACAAAGTTATCTACTAGATCAGTGAGAATCGGGCCGACATCATCAAGCAGGTCCTGGAACGCTGGCAAGGCCTTTTCAACAAGGAAGGTCAACGCCTCACTCACAACAGGCAAAAACTTGGCACCAAACTCATCCATCTGCTCGTTAAAAATCTCTTGCGCGGCTGCAAAGCGTCCACTCGTGCTGTTAGCAAGTTCGTCTGCGACCGCCTCAAACTTGCCCATTCCCTGCGCGTAAAGATCGCTGAACTTGGCGCCCTTCTCAATCGGTCCGATCATCGCCGCCAGTCCTCGCGTTGATCCATTAGACGCCTTGCCGATCTTTGCCACGACTGATTCAAGGTCTTCACCTGTTGCGGCAGAGATTGTCATCGCAAGTTCGTTTGCCTTGAGCAACTTCTCCTGGTTCTTAAAGAATCGTGAGCCGACTTCTAGTCCAGCGCGAACCCTGTCGTCTGCAATGCCAAGCCGCTGCGCCGCCTTGATCTGCTCCTCAATCTTCGGAGCAAGTTTGTCTAATTCAAAGCCACGCGCCTTGAGTGCAGCGTTGGTGAGGATGACTGACCGCTCGTCCTCGATTGCGCCCTTGATGGC